TTAGATTATTAGCTTTGGTACTATCACGTTGAAAAAAACGTGTAAGGGCTTGACCTGTATCCATCACTCCAAGATATCCGGCATAATGTATCAGCTCCTTGTATCTGTTAGGTGACGGCGTGGCAGTGGCAACAAAGCGGAAAGGCACATCGGCGAACAGCGGTAGGAACTCTTGGTATGTCTTGGTGCCGAACCCTCTCAATACGCTTGCTTCATCCAATGAGGTAACGGTAAAATAGGAAGGTTCTATTCTTACGCCGTCTTCTCCGTCACGGACACGCTCATAGTTGGTAATCATTATATCACACTTGCAGGCTCTGACTTCGCTCATGGTCTTGACATACTTAACTGTCATGTTCATGTGCTCCTTAGCTTGGGTGATAAACTCTACTACTACACGTTTAGGACAAACGATAAGAGCTTTACCAAAATACTGGTTGATTATAACTCTGCATATCTCCAATTGGGTAACTGTTTTTTGCATACCGAAACTGGAGAATATGGCACGGCAACCACCGGATACCGCCCAACGAACGGTATCTCTTACATGAGGGTAAAGAGAAGTTGATATTTCATCAGGATTAACTTCAAATCCAGTATTGTGGCTAATAGCCATCTTGTCTTTTAGAAATTCTATATAGTCTTTCATTTTCATTTCAAATAAAGAGAGGAAACCGTTAGGCTTCCTCTGTGTTATCGTTATTTAGCTCTTTCAGTCTTTCTTTGAGCTTCTTTTCTTTCTTATCATATGAATCCGCAAGTTTCTTAGAGAGCGCTTTGAAATCATCCGGATATTGTTCTGCAAAAAGGATTTTCTGACACTTCTGCAAATAGGAGTAGAAATTCACATTATTCGATGATAAGCATTCAGCAATAAAGGCTCTATACCATTGATGCCGGTCGGCTTGGTTGTTCTTGACATAATTTACAAAATCACTCTCACCATTCCATTTTTTCAAATTCAGTTTTTCAAGATAAGTACTGCTACAACCGCTAAGAACCAGCACATCAAAAACTAGTTGTTCATTTTCAGAGAATTCTTTTGTTCTCCGATAGTACGGTTTCTCTTGCGCCCACTTGCGCATTTCTTCAGCAGACTTCTCCTTGACTATATCCTTCGCTCTTTTTAATTGGGCGTTTATTTTTTCCCTTTCTATCTCTTTTAGATCGGCAACAGCGGCAGTACTAGAAACCAGTTCTTTCTTTGTGTAATAGAATTTTATATTAAATTCTGGATTATAATTACCAAAGAATGAGATACAGCGATAAATTTCACCTTCATCAAGCATTTTTAGTGTCCGTTCATCATCAGCACTATAATAACATAAACTCCTAAACACCTCATCTGGATTAACTACTTCAAATCCAAGTTGCTTTACGGCTTCTAAAGCACTTTCATATTGTGCTTTTCTTTCATCACTCCAATAATATTCTGCTTTTGCTACAATAACAGTTTTTCCGAATGAAAAAGGTTCACCTACTTTAACAAGATTCTCACTCTCAAGCAGAATCTTTCGGATTACATATGCAATCCGCTTTCTATAAAAACAGGCAGCATTGATACAGCGAGCATTCTTATTATTCATCTCATAGAACAAACAACCATGATTACAGGTATTAGATTCACATTGAGAGCACTGCTTAAATTCGCCATTTTCCCAATTGTCAGCGTCTTCTTTAATCCAATCCGCTTTATCCAGTTCTAAAAAGGAATTACTAACATAGTCACGTATCATAGATGTCGTGCATTGTTCATCTTCTTCCTCATTGAACTCCTTTTGAGTTTCTTCGTCAAGTTTTGAAAGAATCATAGCACCGGATAATGGTATGTCTCCATTTCTTACACGTTCTTTCAGTTCCGGGATAAGACCGTTTAGCTTTATACGGTCAAAGACAAAACGAGTAGACTTTCCAAATTTAAGAGCAATATCTTCCAAAGTCCGTCCTTTCTCAGTCAACTGCGCAAAGGCAAAAGCTTCTTCGATGGGATCAACATCTTTTCTTTGAAGATTCTCGGTAATCATCGCTTCAAAAGCCTCATCATCTGTCATTTCTCTGACAATGCAGGATATTGTCTGAAATTTTTCCGACTTTTTTCGATGGGCTTTGATTTTTGCAACATTCGCTTCATCTTCCTTTGCTTTCAAAAGTGACACAGCCCGAAAACGACGCTCACCGCAAACAATTTCATACGAACAGGGAATTGTCGTAACACCGCCAGTCTCTAAGTCAGTAAAATCTTCGGATTTGGCTACCCTGACGGTGATAGGCTGCAATAAGCCTTGCTTTTCAATGTTGCTTGCGAGCTCTTCAAGAGCTGCTTCATCAAAAGTCTTTCTCGGATTCAAAGGAGAAGGACTAATAAGGTCAATTCTAATGTTTTGTACTTCCATAATTTAATTATATTGGTTTGACTTTTAATTCATTACATCAGTAAAGTTATCGTAAAATGACAAGTTATGCAAACAGAAACTTCGCCATTTTAACGCCATTTTCATGTGGGCTTATTACGTATTTGAATAAATCCTCTTCTTTCAGTTTTCCGAAGAAGTTCCATATCTTCTTCTCGTATTTCAGCAGGCGTTTCACCGTTCACACTTCGATACGTTCCAATACCGAAACGCTCTCTGATACGAGCAATTTTATCCGAATCTTTAGTAACCCAGTAAATTGTAACTTTCATAGTAGCTATATTCTACGACTCTCGCCACACAGGGGGAGAACATTAAACGTTTTAAAACGATCCACTAATCTTGGTCCGAAACGTTTCTTAAATTCGGCTATGCCAAGATTCGATGTTATATGATACTTCTTGCCATATTGCTGAAAAATCTCATACCGGGCATAAAGAAATTCATCAATAACTGAATCGAGACTGGTACCATACGATTTTTGATTTTCCGTTTCCAGACCGATATCATTCAAGCAGATATTAAAGGGATTTGGTTTAAATCCTTTGGATTGATTCTCATTGTAAGTGTACAAGTCAATATGCCCGTGAATTTTATAATAATTCATCATTTGAGTAACAGACAAGTTTTCAAAAGCATTGGGGTTACAAGTGAGTTTCAAATAATCTGCAAAAATCTGCATCAACATTGTTTTTCCGGTACCAGGTTCACCAACAAGCAAAAGATTCTTATGAACCTTGTAATTCTCTTCCGGAAACACATTTTGAGCATACCGACATCCGTTGAAGTAGTACAGAAGAAACTGAATTAGTTTAGAGTTGTTATCATCAACATCAAATTTTCTAAACTCCCGTTCCGTATAATCCGTACCAAGGTTAGAAATTAAATTCCAATGACTGTAATACTCTTGCGTATCAGTTAAATCATATTCAGAAACGTTCTGAATACTTTCTTTGTGCCTTTTTATCAGATTCTCTATCTGTTGGATCGTCAGTTTGCGCTTGCCGGCTTCCTTCTCCATCAAATTTTGAAGTTTGCTTGATAAATTCTTTTCCTCTTCCGTCATGGTCTAATTCATTTTTTCGATTTTCACGAATACGATCCAGTATCCAAAGGTTTGCTTTGGAATCCCACCGCTCTATTTTCACTCCATTGGCATTCTTCCACCCTATCGAGTCAAAGTGATTGAAGAATATTTCTGCTTGCTCTTGCCAGTCATCTAACCGTTCCGGAGCATTTTGCTTGATGAAGTGTTGAATAACCTCATCAAGCGTAGGAGATATAAATTCTTTTGCGACTCTTTTAGGTTTCTCCGGTTTAGAGGGTGGGAAAAGCTCGCCAGAGCTACTTTCTTTCTTACCCCCTTTAGGGGGTTCTTTCTTTATCTTTGTCTCTGTCTTATATTCTTCTTTAGGGGGTATGGGGGAGCTTTCTTGAAAAGGTGTCCCTAAAGGGTGCCCTAAAGGTATCCCTAAAGGATGCCGTAAAGGTGGTATATTTTGCATACCTTTTTGTACACCTTTGATAGAATACATTGATTTATTGCCTCTTCCATTGCCTTGTTTACATTCAATAAGACCTGCTTGAACTAATCTATTTCGGGCGGACTTGAATACTTTTACAGACACTCCCACGTCAGATGACACCTTTGTATCACTACGTGTCCAGTTATCCTCCCAGCCTAAACGATTCGCAATTTTTAGCAAGTAAAAATAAAGCCTCGTTTCACAGCAGGAAAATTGCCAGCTTTCGTCAAGTTCCCAAAACCTATTGATAAGTTCAATATAAGTCATATCAATTTATAATAATTCCGTAAGACATTGTTTATATAAGGTTGAGGGTCGGCTTTCAGATAATAGCAAACGCTATTAATGAACTCAATCAACCCATGACAAACGACATATACACTACCATATTTCTCAACTAAGGCCTGCCACTCTTTTTGCTCATCAAACTGCGTTCCGGCACGTTTACCTTTTACATATGGAGTTTTCATCTCTATGCAAAGACTGCTCTTACCACCGCGAGGAAAAAGCAGAATCAAGTCAGCAACACCAGCGATGGCACCTTCATATTTACGCATAGCACCGCTTTTCTTTGTCCTGACGCCGCCGTTTGGTATAGCAAAGAGTAGAGGGCCGACATTGGGAAACGTTTCTCTGAACCAAGTTACACAAATGTGTTGTATCTTGGTTTCAGAATATTTCACCTCCAATTTACGAATATCTTCTTCAGTCATTTTTCTGCTTGTTTTTTGAAATCGTAGCACATTCATTTAGAAGGTCAACGATTTGTTTACACCTGTTCCTGCAACCGACAAAGGATATTATGGTTTCCCATTCAGGACCGAACAACATTTCTTTCTTGTATTCCTGAATATGAGTTCTCTGCCCAATTATAACTAATCTAAATGGCTTCATAATTTATCCCTAAACAAGTCCATTGCAAGATTCACCATATTCTCTTCTACTTGGTCATCCGTTCCGGTTACACCGTTAGCAATGTTCTTCTTTGTTTGAATCACATCATACATATACTTGTCAATAGTATCCTTACCTAAGAAGTAATAGCAGTTAACATTGTTCTTTTGACCGTTACGGTGTGCTCTATCTTCTGCCTGTTCGCAATCACTGAAAGTCCAAGGGAACTCTATAAAAGCAACACGACTGGCAGCAGTCAAAGTAAGCCCGGTACCGCCCGATTTGAAATTCAGAATAATCAGTTTACAATCCGGATTATTTTGGAAAGAGTCAACGGCATATTGCTTTTGGTTGACACTATCGGAACCCGTTACAGTAACAGCTTTAGGAAATTCCTTTTTCAGTTCTGCTACAACTTCTTTCAAGTAACCGAAAAGTATCAGCTTCTCACCACCGTCGATAACATCATGGACAAATTCACAAACAGCCTTGATTTTACCTCTGGCAGATATCTGCTTTAAAAGCTGCATCTGCACCATAACGGCACCATTCATTGATTTCTGCACTTGTTCATCCGAAGCGTTCTTGTACTTCTTCAAGTATTTTACCATATCAGCCTCGGCAGCCTTATACTCTTTGGTGGTAGTGATATCAACTGTCAAGTATTGACGAGTCTTGTCCGGAAGTTGTGTAAGCACCTTTGACTTCTCACGACGAAAGAAGCAAGTATTCCATAGTCGCCAATTCAGTTCTTTAACGTTGGATGCCTGTTTGGGACCATCACAATATCTTTCAACATACCGGCTATAACCTCCAAAGTCCTCTAATCGACCTAATATTTTTAGCTGTTGTATCAAGTCTGTATTATTGTTAACAACAGGAGTACCGGTCAATGCGAATATATAACGTTTACCTTTGCAGATACCTTCAACATATTTGCTCTGTTGAGTTTTACTTGATTTGCATTTATGAGATTCGTCAATGATAACAGACCTAAACAAAGAGACACGCTGATCGAAAGCAATACTTTTCATTGTAAGCTTGGATTCCTTATTTACAGCTTTTACAAAAAATTTATTAAGCGATTCATAATTAGTAATGAACACCTCACAAAGTGGACTGCCATCAGACCTTTTACACTCATAAAATGATTGCCAGGACTGTCGGTTTCTGTCATCAAGGATAATCGAATTCATACCTGCGAACTTCTTAAACTCACGCTGCCAGTTTACTTTCAACGCAGCAGGGCAAATTACAAGTACTGGAAAAGACTCACCATAAATGGGCGCTTCCTTATGTGCTTTAACAACTGCACATATGGCTTGCAATGTTTTACCTAATCCGGGCTGGTCACCGAAAAAACAGCGTTTGTGCTCTATTGCATACTGTACTCCTTCAAGTTGATACTCGTAAGGTTGAAGTAACATATAGTGTTCACCGACAAAAGGTTTCATCGGAGGAATATCATAATTAATATCTTCAGTTACCTCACGTTCCTTGACAGTAGAACAATAACGCATCTGAACAGCCCATTGCGCAAAAGCTCTCACATACCAATTCGCATCACGTCCAATAGGATAACGCGTATCATTGATACTAACAAGCCACGCCCGGTCTGTTCCGTCATAGCGTGGCTTACTTGGTATCATCTTTATGACCTCGACCAACTTTGGGTGATACTCGAACTGAATCCGGTACAGATTGGGCGTCTTAGTCACATAAATTGGTTTCATGAAGCAGGTTCTAATACTAATTCATGATGTTCAACTGTTGAACATATCCCGTTATCTTCACCATCTTCATTCATTGCATCAGTAGCTTCATCAACCTTGTCAAACGGGTCCTCACCATCTTTAAATTCAAATTCCCTTTGAATCTCCGAACATTTATTCTCTGTAACATAAAGCTCTGCTTCATACAAGAAATTATAAACAGCATCACGAAACTCCTCACAATGCACATACGATTCATTGTCCGGATCGAAACCAATACCAGGAGAACAAAGATTAAGGACTTTGCTCGTCATAAGGGTTCGCTTACCTGTCAACACACAAACCTCAAAAGAAGAATCACCACCAATGCTAACGCCGGTTACATTGAACTTTTTGAAGAACTCATCTTCAAGACATGACTCTGGACGTTCCCAATTAATGTACTGGGATTCTTTCTGTTCTGTAATATCGACAATGTAGGGTATGAGCTTGTTTAGCGAATCCTTCAAATCCGGATGAACAGGATTAATCCCCTTGAAAACAATATCGTTTCCTTCCTTGTCTGCATAGACCACTTCAAGACATCCCTTTTTGGTCAATTTTGCTTTTGAAATATTCAAATCCATTTTAATTAAACTTTGAGTTAATACTTACCTATGCAGGTATTCATTAATAAAATCTTTATAGTACTGGTCAACAGGCAATGGCAAATTGATTCCTAATTCGGTGGCAGCATCAGCCTGAACCTTATCCATGAAAGTTTTCATTTGGATCGTATTCAATTTAGAAGTACTTCCAACAACCGACACAATATTTCCATTCATACATATTTGCCGTGGAAGAAACTTACGGCAATAGTAATCATGAACATCCAACTTATCCGTGCCTGTCTCCCTCTCAATACAGGCAAACCACAGCCACATGAGCGCGTTCTGCGACAGGGTACGTGGTTCTACCTTTCTCTTGATGCTTACAGTGTAAGTTCCATTTTTGAGCGTGGAACAGAGGTAGTCAAACGACTTATCCATTGTGACTACCCCATTTTGTTTTGTTAGAATAGCTTCTGCCATATCTTAGAATGGTAAATCATCAGGCGGTGGTATCTGTTGATATGGCTGTTGCTGATATGCAGGCTGCTGTACTTGTTGTTGCTGTCTCTGTGTAGGCTGTTGCGTTGGTAACGGTGGTGGTACAGGAGCAGCCTGTTGCTGAACTTTCGGTGTAAGCATCTCAATACTATCAACAAAGACTTCAGTTATGTAACGTTTAACTCCTTTGCTATCGTCATAGTTACGAGTGCGTAACTTACCTTCTATATACAACTTATCTCCTTTATGGACGTACTTCTCAACTATTTCAGCAGTCTTATTCCAAAAAATAAGATTATGCCATTCTGTACGTTCCGGCACTTGGGTTCCATTTTGTAAGGTGTACGCCTTATCTGTTGTGGCAAAAGATAAAGAAGCTACTTTCGCTCCACCGTCCAATGTTCTCACATCCGGGTCTTTACCGGCACGTCCTATAAGAATTACTTTATTAACACTCATTTTCCTTCCTCCCTTATAGTTACACGAATACTATCCGCTTTAGTTGATGTTTTTAAATATTGAGAATATAGTTCCGGGTGATCTTCCTGAAACTTCTTTGCATCAAAACTCTTACCCGTTGAAGAGGGAGTATAGCTAACACGCAGCCGACCGGCATCCCATGATTTAACACCGTTCTCACGCATGGCACTTTTAAGCTGTTCCTTATAACCTTTCTGCACTTCAGCGATATAACTCGCCTGTTCCTCTATATCAATAATAGTAGTTACTAATTGCATAGGAATAAGCAGCTTCTCATCGGCTGGAACAGGAGCATTAGGTAAGAACTGTTCACCTTTAATCTCACACTCCAGTAATCTCTTAACCTCTGCATCCGGTTTACGCTCAATCTCAACCAATTCAGATTTATCACCTCGTAGCCAAATTCCAAACAATTTATCAACTTTAATTAGTGGATTTTGAAGTTCAAACAAATAGGCATAAATTGATAACTGCCAACTCAAATACTCACGGTCAAGACTTGCAGTAGTCTTGATGTCGCCAAGGCTGATTTTCTCGTCCTTTTCCCAAACACAATCAATATTCGATGCAAAATATTCATTATCTGAAACAGTGTACTCATTGGCAAAAGCCTTATATCCGGCATTTACTCTTTCCCTGATATAATTAATAGCTTCAATACTTTCAGGAGGTAAGCCTGTTACATCAGCAAACTGGCATTGAGCATGAATAAGGCTACCCTTCTCTGCAGCTCTCTTCAATACAAAATCGGGGACATCTTTATATTTGTCAGGGAACAACTGCCGGCTAATCATACCGGTTATACCTTGCAACTGTTTTTCACCGAGCATATAAGTGTGGTTTTCCTCATTGAAAACCACACTGGATTTCACTAATTCTATCATTATTATCAATTTCTAGGAGGATACGTTTTCTGCATGTCAATAGTTATGTTTCTGAACTCCTTATTATTGTGAAGTTCGGGATGTTCAGCCCAAACTCTCTCAAGCTCTTCGCGGCTTTTAACACCAGTCATTTGTTTAATTGCACGATCTAGGTCTACACCAGTATATACTTTGCCCGAAGCGTTTGAAGCAGAAACATTGGGAGCATATACTTTTTCCTTTGTATTACCATAAGCAAAACGAACGCGGTTTTTATTGTCCACAATAACAAGTAAAATAATCTCCTTTTGCTCGTTATAACCAATCTCTTTTACACTGAATTTGGTGTATAGAGCAGGAGAACCTGTTTTGCTCTGATATATTTCATTTTTCTCAAGTGGAATCCAAATGAAAGGACCCGTATAAAGTTCACGCCCAATTCCCCAGTTAAATCCTGCACGTTTAAAGGCGTCCGAAGCCTGCCCTTTCTCTTTTTCTGTGCTAGATTCTGTCCCAACATCCTGTTTACTCACCCATTCCTTCTTTTCATTATCCCAAATGGACAACGTACAGAATAGATTCCCATTAACGACATCATGGTGCCGTTTCCAGTTCATTTCTCCGAACACTTCATCAAGTATTCTCATGTCTACTCGAGCATCCTTGTATAATAGCAAGGAGCAGCCCGAACCGTCCGGTTTCATAGTACCAACCCTACATTCAATTTCAGAAGCTAGAAGCGGTCTGATAGAATTATTCTTCTTCTCTTCATTCTGAACCGTTGATACAGTGTTTTTTCTCGCTGTCATAATTCTAATTTAATGGTTTGACTTTTAGTTCATTACATCAGTAAAGGTAATCGTTATTGACAAGTTTAGCAAACAGAAACTTCGCCATTTTAACGCCATTTTCAGGTAGTAAAAACTGCCTGTACGATATTGTACAGGCAGAAAAATAAGAAAATGAATAATCCAATGTACCTTATGGAACGGCTACGCTTGAAGGGTGTACGGCTCCCTGATTTATACATAATGTAAATGCTAGTGGACGGAACCGGAGTCGAACCGGTCTCACGGAATATTGGTGCACCTCACCGTAGTTTCAGCCAACGATATACATATCCGCCCGATTAATTAAAAAGGTGCACTATCTTCACAGACCATACACCCCAATCACAAACACAAAATAAAACACGACATTAACTATTAAATAGCACTCTCACGAGCTTCTTGCTTCCGGATAGCCGTTCAAAGCACACCGGAATAGTATAGAACAATTAAAACTCAAATAACAGGGGCTTTAACCCTACAGCGTCCTTTTCGCTGGCAACATTAGTTAAACATAAAAAGAAAAATTCTCTGTGAAGGAACCCGGACTCGAACCGAGATGAGTTGTCATGCTCACTACATCTAAGGGCTGACACTCCCTATTGTTGAGTAGCGCGTCTACCTATTCCGCAATTCCTTCAATTCGTAGCCAGACGATTCTGGCTACATTGATTGATTGTTATTGATACAAACATAATTTTCCCCCTCACGGGTTACTTAACTCTGATTGAGTTGAGCCGGGAAACGGATTCGAACCGCTGACCTCATGTGACGACTTCTAGTACACCGTTGGAAACATACTCATTATTCTGAAAGGCTTCAGAACGCCTATAATTTTCTGTTTTTCTCCCAAGAATGTACGCCATGCGCTCTGACCAACTGAGCTACCCCGGCAGATGCCCGGCGAACCGGGCTAAATAAACATGACAAATACTAAAATTAAGCAATGCAAACCTTCACAGGCTATTTTTATATTCTTCCCCTTTCCTCATATTCGAATCTCACAGCCAATAGTACAACAGTTATAATGAATATGAGATATGACCAGGCGATATCACTTCGCGTAGCTTCGATTCCCCCACCTATATACATAGCTACCAATATGGCAACTACTGTAAAAATGTTATGAATGAATTTTATTTTTTTCATCTCTTCCGTTTTTTAGGTTTAACTTTCTTTCTCGAACATCGGCAATGAAGTAATACCTGAGCAGCATTACAATGCCATTTACCATTTTGAACATTTACAGGCTTATCACTTTCAATCTTACCTGCTTCAATGAGACTAATCAACTTTTTTTCGCCACCGACATAGTATGCTGACTTATCTTTTCCGAATATCTCTGTCGAAAACAATCGGAGAATGTTATCCAGCAATATTTCAGCCATTTCACCTCTAATCATCTCAATAAGCAAATAAGTTAAGTAGTTCTAGTAACCTTAAATATTCCATCCTGAACATAAGATTTAGTAGTCCAGGACATGCCTTCCCCTTTTTCTTTATATAATCTCTGATTTAAAGTGAAAACCACAGACGTTTTTTGAGTAATGGGAAACACTTCTTCATCACCGACATCCATGTTTCGCAAAACATTGATTATACTGCGTTTCTGAATTTCTTTTTCCATACAATTAAATTTTAAATTAAACTTGAAGCGATGAGCGGATTCGAACCGCCGACCTCTGCTTGTGGTGCTCTTCCGTTAAGCTAAGAGTATTTCTTGAGAGACTCGAACTCTCAACCATCCACCACACACAGCGCTCTAACCTGCCTGAGCTACATCACCTTTATATACATAAAGCAAATACCTCGATTTGCCGACAAACGTCTAACTGATTTAGTTTTACAACGATACGGCTTAACCACAGCATTATATCGTTGAGAAGCCCGCCTACGTCAGTAATCCCTTTCGGCACGTGTCGGCTTCCAAAACACCATTTTACCAATATGTCAAAGAACTCTTCTCTGTTGTTCCCAGTCTCCCTTCAAGGGCAGGCTCAAAGACCGGACTGGGTGCCGGATAACCGGCGGTTTGGTTTGACTTTAGTGAGGGTTATTTAGTTGCTTCATTTGTTATCGCTCGAAGAACAACAGAAGCAGCAGCCAGAGAATCTTTAACCTTTGCAAGTTTATCGGACTCACTTTGCCACCATTCTTTATACATATCAGTTGATTCTTTCTGTACCTTCACTTCATTCTTCAATGATTCATTTTCAGCACGTAGTTCCCCAATAATCATCTCATTCTCGATAGCTTTCGCTTTTAATTCAGCCTCGTTAGTGGTACTTTTATCAAGATTCATAGACAGTTCTTCTACTTTCTCAATAAGCTGTTCTTTAGTAAATTTTTGTAGTTCCATAATTTAAATATTTATTGGTTATTAATCTCCGACATAATGTGCACCGTAATGAGTACTATTTGAGTTATAGTAAGCGGAAGCGGGAATACTGAGGTTATTGTATCCCTCATGTCTTGTAGCTTTAGCCGCTTTGTTCATTACCTCGTTTCTTTCTGATAAGAATTTATCCGTTCTTGCTTTCATGGCTTCCTGTGAGAAATTTTCTTGAAGTTTTGCAAGTCTCCAGGTAGCTTTCAGAACCTCTCCAAAAGTTTTTCCCTGCTTTTTGCCTGAATACTTATAGGTTCTATGAGCATTTCTCATTATTTCGGATAAATCAAATCGTTTCATGTCTGTCACATTTATAGAGTTTCACATTTGTTTTATCAATCAATTTTTGTATGTTTGTATGATTGATTGATTTATGATGCAAATGTATTCGTATTTACGAATATTACAAAATTAAATACATATTATTTTATTCGTATATACGAATATTAACTTTTATCTATATGGAAGAAGTAAATGTTAACGAAAAGATTAGAGAGATTATCTCCTATCACAAATTATCAGACAGGCAATTCTGCGTTAAAATTGGTATAAACCCATCTGTTTTAGGGTCAATGTTTCAAAAAGGTACAGAACCATCAGCTAAAGTAATAAAGCTAACATTAAACGCATTTACGGATATTTCAGCAGATTGGTTACTACGCAATAAAGGTCCAATGCTGATTTCAGATATCAAACCTGATCCAAATATTGAACGCATGGAACGTTTAGTTGATACAATAGCAACTCTTCAGGGAACTATAAATGAACAGATGAAAACTAATCAATTACTAACAGAGAAATTGAAAAAAATCGAAGGTGAACTAGCGATGTTGAAAAATGAACGAAATGTAGGATAATAAAACAAAATAACTATGGCAGAAAAAGAAAATCCCAAACAAGAAACAGCAAAGCAAGAAGATAACCCGTCTGCAAAATGCTCAGAGAATTGTTCGCATTATATAGATAAAAAACACCTTCATTTATACAAAGGAAAATTCTTAATTTCCATTATTGTATGTACAATCTGTATCATTGCAATATTCGTTCTTTTCCATTTAAACTATAGGGGAAGTCAAAATAAAGTTATTGAAGTCCAAAAGGAGTTTTACGACAACTTAACAAACAAATATTTAAAATCTCTAACCATAACTAAAGATAGCACCATTAGTCTAGATCAAGTTGTTATTGATATAGTGGAAGAAAAACAAAAAGAATCATTATCTTTGCTAGAGCTACAATATAACAAATTACAGCATGATTTTACTGTATTGTCGTTATGGGCTGGTATATTGATGATTGTATTCCTTATTTTCTCTATATACTCAATATTTAAAGTGGATGAAATGCAAAAACAAGGAAGAGACTATTTGGATAAAATGGAAGATTTCTCTATTAAGGCAAAAGAAAATTCAGATAATATAGAGAAACAAGCGGCCAAAAAGATTAAATCATTAAATGACCAAGCAGATGATGAAATAAAGAAGTTGTCTTTTGCAAGCAACAAACAATTGGAAGAGTTGCAAACAAATATTACAACAATCCAAAAAGATTTTGAATCTAGTGTTGCCGAAAAGACATTAGAATTTCAAAAGACAATTCAACAATATCGAGATGAAATGAAGAAGACATCAGAACAGAACAATAAACTTCTTGGAGATTTTGTTCGATTACTTGTTTCTTCAAATTCAAGTGGAAAGGAATCTAAAGATTAATATTATGTGCTCAATAGATACATTACAATCAATGGCGCAGATTTATTCTGACATAGCGAACCTGTATTTAAACAAATATGAATACATGGAGAAAATTAGTGTTATGCGTTTAAAGAGAGTTGATTTCTCCAATTCCGAAGGAAAAGAGATTCCTGATATAGAAATACATCCTAATGATGATATCTATAATAAAATTACAGAAGTATTTGAACATATTTTATCTCTCACATTAAAAAATAAAAATAAATCCGTTTGGGAAAGTATTTCTATTTACCTTAACTCTCTTAATGATATAGTACAAGGATTTCCTGGATTTAAAAAAAGACCTATCAATAAAGAATTTGAGGAAGTAATAGATGAAGCCATTGATATAGCCAAGAAAAACGAGGATAATAATTTGAGGATAAACATTATTAAATGCAAATATAACATATATAACGTATGAAAGTTTACATATTTATATACAACAATTCTCTAGGTAATGAAGAAGAAACCAAAGAGTTATTAAATTCAATCAGAGAAATATCCGACTGGAGAACAGATATCAGAAACACATTTTTAATAAAATCAACATTAGAAGCTAATGAATTGGCAGATATCATTATAAAAAACAAACCTCAAGCTCGTTTTCTTATTTCAGAAATAGCAGAAAATCGGCAAGGATGGCTACCTAAAGACGCATGGAAATTTATAAAAGATTAAAATATGAAATATAGAGATCTTGATAGTACATAAAACAGCAAATGGTCGAATTATGGTCGAACCATAAAAAAAAGCAGGACTATATAATTGATATACAGAATATACAACTAGATTTCCAAAAATGTGTCTAGTTTAGTTTTTGTGTTGAATGGCTTCCTCGTCGGCGGACGAACAAGGAAGCCATTTTTATAACAGATATACAGCAATTTACAAATTATAACACTTTTCGCAAAATCCGTGCACCGGGATTTCGGATTGAGCCATATTTTCCATAACTTTGCAGCGACAAAATATCACACAAATGGAATATGCTGTAGAAGAGTTGAAAAGTGCACTAATAGAGAAATGTGAAAGTGAAGGAATCTTATACGCAATGGTTGCAGTAGACCGTCGTACGAAAGAAATAATTCTTCCTGATACTTTAAAAGGAGCGTTGCAACATCCTGAATACTTTGTATGTACTTGCAAGAAAGTAAAAGATGAATATATAGTAGAGGAGATTACGAAAGTGTAA